TCTGTGGAGCATCCACCAGCGACTCGTCAACGCCGGCCATCACGATTGCGAAAACTGCATGGGCACGGGCGGCGTTGCTGAAATCCATGACGTGATCTCGAAAGACGGCTGGGACATCAGCGATTCAGTCACGATCGCGTGGAGCGCGCCTAGCGAAGAAGCCTGCGACGACTGCGACGGCACCGGGATCAAGTTCAAATGAAGTGCCTATTGCGAAGAATCGCTTGGCGCTGGCTCGGCAACTATCCTGCGAGCGGGCACGATTGGGATCAATGCGGCGTCTGCCGCGACTGCGGACGCGGTAGCATTCGCGTCTAGCTTAGTCGCCGAATCATCCAGCCGAGCAGCCCGAGCCACAGCACGCCGATCAGCAGCGCGATCGTGAAGCTAGGCTCGGGCACCGCGTGAACGGGAATATCGTGTGACCACTGGCTGACTTCGACGCTGCCGATCGAACGGCTGCGGACGAGCAGCGCAGTTCGTGGAAGCTCGACCGTCGCCTGGAAGCAATCGACGCAGCCGTCAACGGGATCGACTCGCTGGACCCATTCCCATTCGCGTGAGCCGACGCGCTGGAACTGGAACTCCCATGCGTTGACTTGCTCGGGCTCAGCCTGATGCCAATGAACGGTCCAATCAGGCACCGAAGAGCGCCTCCCAGACGCGCGCATAGGCCACGCCCCATTCGGCGTCGTGGTCGCTTTCGCGCATTTCTTCGTGGACGCGCCATTGGATTGTATGCGCCAGCTCGTGAACCAGAACGAACATCTGCGCTTCCTTGCCGAGCGCTTTGTTGATCCGCACCAAGAAGCGCGGCTCGCCTTTGCGCGTGACGATCGACGTGTCGCCCCAATCGTCGCCGAGATCGGCGCGGCGAACTTCGACCGGGTGCATCGGATGAAAGCGCTCGCGGAACGATCTCATGAAGCGAGTCAGGTCAACTGTACTTGCGTCGGATTCGTTCATACGACCACCACTCGAAGTCGAAGCCACCGTTGGCGACGTGCAGCACGGCAATGCCTGGGCTCCACAGCGCGTTCGTTTGCACGCCAGCCCATGATTCGTATTCGCCGAAGTAGCCGCAGACCAGCGCGCTGATCTTTCGACCTTGCCCGTCAGGCGTTGGCGCTGTGCGTTCTGCAAAGTCGAGCGTGTGCGTGTGACCTTGCACGCAGCTCACCATCTGTTTCCGCAAGATCGTCGCTGCCGGGTTTTCGCCGCCGACTGCGCGCCCCATGACGCCGCTCGTGAAGAAGTGACACCACGCAACGCCGCCGATGAAGACGGGTCGATTGAAGTCGTGAACAGTCCACGGCACCGGCGAGCCCGCCGTCAGGTCTTCGAGCGACATGACGCCTTCGAGCTTCGCCGGGTCCGACTCGATGGCTCGCGTGATCCGCGCTTCGTGATTGCCGAGCAGATAGTGCCAGTCGATGTTCAGCCGATACTTGCCACGACGCGGGCGTTGATACTCGGCGACTTCGGCCCACATCAAACGCTGCGCTTCAAGACCAGCAGCGATGTCGTCACGGTATCGGCGACCCTCGAAAGCCTTCGAGCCTGGGCGATCAAACGTGTTCAGGCTCGCCATGTCAAACCAGTCGCCGATATTGACGACAGCGCACGAGTTTTCGCGGTCGGCAAACACGTCGCAGATCATTCGGCCAAGCAACGTGTATCGGATCAGGTTTTGATCTGGCGCTGCGTGCGAGTCGGGAACCAGAACAACCGTGATCGGTTCATCGTTTGCGATGTTGTCACCTCGCCAGCGAAGTCGGTTCTGGATCTCGCTGGTGCAGGAATTGAAGAACGGCAGACGCCACGACGATCAGACCGTCGAAGACGTTCGTCGCCACTTCGCCGATGGAATCCACGTCGGCCACGCCGAAGACGCGCAGCATAATCAGAATGACGGGAAGCAATGCGCTCCACATCGAGCGCGATAGTCCGATCCATTTATTCGTCATGCGTTGCTCCGTTCTGGCGGCTGTGCCGCTCGGTCTTGGATGTGCAGGGAAGTGCCGCTTGCGCGGATGTAGCCACGCAAGCCTTGCTCGCGGTAGTACTCAAAGCACTCGTGGCATCGGTCGCGTGCCGTGCGTCCGTTGTCGGGCTCGAAGGTCACGTCGGCAGCGAGCCCGTAGACGTGACGCGACTGCGGGTGCCCTTTCACGCTGGCGTTGCGCGCCTTGCTGCGAATGCCTGAGATGATCGAGCCGTCGAAGATGCGCGCGCCTTCGTTGACGATCGGCCAGAACCAAGCCCACGATTGATGGAGCTCGTCAGTTGCGTTCGCGGATTTCAAGTGCGCTTCGGACCTGGGCTCGAAAGGCAGCGGCTTCGACTGCTTCGGATTGGATGTTGTTCTTGATCTCTTCAACTGTTGCAGCCAGTTCCGCATGTCGTTCCTTTGCTTCGAGTTCGACTTCTTCGATCTCGTGTTGCAGCTCCGCGATGTCTTGCGACGATGCGCGGGTTCCGGCAAACGTCCACGCACCTAGCACGGCAGCAGCCGTGAGCGTCACCATCAACCGTCGCATGTCGTCGCTTGTCGTCATCAGTCAGGCTCGTCCGCACATATTTCGTGCGCTTCTTCGATGTCAATATCACGACCAAGGTCGATCAGGCATTGTTGAAAAGGATCATCAGGCCAAACAATGCTGACGCTGCCATCTGAATCGGGCACCGGGTCGCCGCTTGATCGTTGGCCTAGCACCGACTCGCTCGCAAACGCAGAACAGGCGACGAAGATCATGCAAACGAAAACCAGTCGTTTCAATGTCATCAGTCCACTCCAAAGAAGCGAATGATGCTGATACCGTTGGAGTCACAAGAGCAGTTTGAACCTGCCGAGCAAGTCGTTCCGTTCTTAACTTGAACGGAAAGATCCCGCTGTGAAACGTCGCTTGCATCAAAGAAATGATTCACAGTTCTTATGATTTTATGACCGACAGGATAATTGGATTGCATCGAGATTTCTGAATCAGCAACAACATTCGAGTCTCCATCAATCAGTCTGAACACGCAGGAAAATGTTGTTGCTAAAAATCCAACAACTTCTATTTCCCAACTGGTCAATGTGGTGTCTTTTGCGAAAACCAAATTCGCAAAATAGTAGTTGCAAGGATCTATATCTGACATGAAATTCCCGCCGACAATTTCCATGCACCCGTTTGCGCCAGTCGTGTATTCATTAACGTGGCCAGTCCATTGCGGAGCCTGATGCGCCCACACGCTGTGATTTCCATTCAACTGACGCTCGTTTCCGTGCGTGCCTAAAACCGTCTCTTCTGCGGATGCGCTGAACGCAAACAGCATCAGCACAATTGAAAGAATGAATCGCTTCATCAGTTACCCCCTTGAACCTTCACGGTGACGTTGCCGCCTGTGATCGTTCCGCACTTGATCCAGACGGCAGCAAAGACGCCATCGAACTGAATCATTTCGGTCGTTGCAGACAGCGACACCGAATTGATCTGCGTCGAGTCGAAGCCAGCAGCATCGAGATCGGTTGCGTTGCCGGTCACGACGGTCACGTTGCCTGCGTAGATGTCGCAGGTGTAACTAGTCGCCGTGCTTTCTGTGCTGTCGAAGGTCAACTTCGTGTAGCCCAAGACGTTCGCACCGCGATCGTCTGTGCCGTCGTCGCAGACGGCATTGCTGGTCGTCTCGGCGCTGCACAGCGTCCACGTTGCACCACCGCCGTGCCGGTCACGGTCCTGCGTGTATGCGCTCGCGGTCGAAGCCACGAGCAAGCAAGCGAGAAGAATCATTCTGAACATTGGATCACCCCCTAACAGCGGCGACGGTCAAACTGGTCGCGCTGGAGTAGGTCACGGACACAAGCCGCGACGAGTTGTTAAAGCGAAGCAGATCGAACGGCCCAAGAATACGAGTCGCGCCTGCGTCGATGGTGTAGGTGTCGTTCGTTGTCGCGTGGCCGAAGTTGCAAGTGCGCTGTTCGGCCACGGTCACAACCATTGAAGAACTGTCGCCGTTCGCGACGTGCAGATAGACTTCGCCGGTCGAGTTGTCGAACGTGTTGCCGGTTGCGTCTGCTGCGGACAACGTGAAGCTGCTCATGTCTGTTTGTACTGTCAGTGCTGTGGGCATTGTTTCACCTTGTTATGCGGGCACGCCGATAACGATTGGGTAGCCGTAACTATCTGGGGAATTGCCGCTCGCTGTAGGGAGGTCAATGTATGTAGTAAATACATTGCCGGATTGTGCGTTGATCGTCCAATTTGCACCAAAAACCATAGGCACTGATGAATACGCATATTCATAAGTCCATCGCCAAACTGAGGAACCCGGACCTAGTTGCACATTGATCCACGGACTAGTCGCGGAGAATGCGACGACTGGATTGTTACCGGGCCACTGCACAAGCAAGTCAGTAGTGCCATCGCCTAATCGAATCGAGCCGCCTGTGCCCAGTCCTGCTGCATTCGTCGCAACCAAGCTCAACAGTTCACTCAAGTGCGACCCGTCTAGCGTGTCCGCATCGAGCCCGTTGCCTGGTCCGGGTCGAAGGCTTTGAAAGGCGCTGCTGGTGCCGGTAGAAAATTCGAGTCTAGCGTTAGTTGGATTGAGTCTAATTCTCGGCGATTGGTTAGCAGTCACTTGCCCAGAAGAGTTGCGCGTTTCTAAATTCAAAAGACCGCTGCTTGTGTTTGCATACATCAAGCCGCGCAGATTTCCGTTGTCCGCAATTCCAAAGCCTGGATTCTGTCCTGTGCCCGTCGTGCTTACGTTGAAACGTGTCGAACCTGCGTTTGTGGCTGTTATGCCAGCCGCCAGAGCGTGTTGAGATGTAGAATTTTTCAGAACGTAGTTACTCTCGTTTACATTTCCGCCGCCAGAAATTGTGCCCGCCTTGATGTTGCCTGATGCGTCAATGGACAGAATCGCGTCTGCTGAAAGATTCGCGTTGGCTGCGACCTTAAGCACCTTCGAGTTCGCGTCAGTGCCGACGCCAGTTGCAATCGTCTCGACAGATGCAGTTCCAAGCCCAAGATAAGTGCGCTCGGCAAGCGAGTCTTGCGCGTTCCTGCGCCCGTAGTTGCGCCAAAGCTCAACCCAATGGTTTCCGCTGTAGATCAACGCAATCAATCGCTCGCTGCACAGGATGAAGGTCGAATTGTCGGCCAGCTCGATCTGTCCTGCGCTGGTGCCGTGACTGATCGAGATTCTAGGGCCAGTCGTTTCCGTGCTTGCGGTATTTGAGTTTCGCAGGATGACAATGCGACCTTGATCGATGCCGGTTGTCGTGATCGTGACAAGATCATCCACTGCGGTTACGCCCTGGCTTTGAACCAGTGCCATGCTTGAATTGGGAACAGGCATCGTGTCATTCGAGATCGTGCGCGTCGTCGGTGCGGTGCTGCCGATCTCGGCAACGACATCGCGCAAGGCGTCGAGTGCGGTCTGCATCTCGGCTTCGGTGCGTGCTGCGTTGCTCAGATAATTCGCTGCCGGTAGTGTTGCCATCTTAATATCCCTCAATCACGACAGTTGCCGTGCCTGTTGCGGCTGCGCCTTCAGCGTCATACAGGCGCACAGTCGGTCCTGTCAGCTCATAAGGCGAAGTGGTGGTCTGCGCTGCGTCAAGGTTATACGCTTCGCCAAACAGCGCGCCCTGCGCCGTGTTCGCGGTGTTGTTAGGCGTCACCGTGACGTTCGTGATCTTGCGCCAAAGTTCGCCAGTCAGATCAACCGTTGAGCCGGATGCCGACACGCTAATCGTCTCGCGGTAAGTCTTCGGCAAGCCTTCGACGACATAGTGCGCGGCTTTGATTTTGCCTTGCGTCGTACCGCCTAAAATGGTGATCCGAAAGCCAATCATTTCAAATCCCGCAGAAAGTGGGAACTCAATTTCCTGAAGCTCGCGAACACCGGGCCACGGTCGGAAAGTGCCGTACGTATATTGCACCGCAAAAGTGACTGGGTGAAGTCCAATGGAAACAACGGGCGCATATTCGATCGTGAAATTAGAGCCTTCGACTTCGAGCGACTTAAAACGCTGACGACCCGGAAGCGGTTGCGTGGTGGGCCAGCTCGGACCATCCAATTGATACATCGCGGCGTTCTGAAGATAGTTCATGTCTTTGTAAGTGACTAACCCCCAAAAATCTGAAGAGCCTGTGCCGCTCCAAAACGTCGCCGTGCTTCCGCCCGAATAGAATAGTGAGCTAGACGAAACGTCAGCTTCCAGATATGTGCTTGAAGTGTTATGCGTGCAGTTCGTTTTGACGCCAGCCCAGACGTTTGTCCAGACGCTTTCTTGCGAGATCGACCGATCTTCAAGGCTTCGGATCAATCGCACGGCGCTTATCAATCCAGATTCGTTACCAGACAGATCCACGGCGCGAACCATGATCGTCGTCAGCCCAGGCATTAGGCGTCCGCCAATCGCCACGAAATTGTCCGTAATCAGACTTTCTGATAATAGAATTCCAGTTTGCCAGTTTGCATCTGATCCCGATTGATACTTCACAATGAAGCCTGCAAAATCGTTCGGTCTTAATCCATAAGACCATCGGATAGCATCGTTAGAAATTCTCAGGTCTGTTGGTGCCGGTGGCGGTGTGGATAACCCAACTACCGTGTAGTTGTTGACATAAACAAAATCTGATGTTGTTCCAGCGGGTTGCGATATTGCCCGGATGCGGATGTCGTATACCGAGCCTTCATCAACAGGTCGCACGATAATTCGCGTGTCTCCGATTGCTTCGACTTGCGGAAGATTAGTCCACGCGGCCACAGCGCCGTTCACATTGAGCCGGAACTGAGCTTGGAAGTGCGTAGTTCTTGAAAAGGTGCCTTCCGATCCTTGCGGCGTGTTGACGTTCACAAGAATCTGCGGCTCAGGCGATCCCGAGCTTGAATACGAAGCAGCAGTTTCGTCGCTAATAGGTTGCCCAACTAACACCGGCTTTTCTGGATTCTGCAAAGTTGGTGGAATAGGTATTGTGATCGGTGTTTCATATTCTGGGATAGCGCCGTGTTCGTACACTGCGGCGTTGTACTCGATCAGCTCCAGCACAGCGGTGAGATCGTTGCGCGGCGACACGCGTTGCACGATGCACAGCAGGGATTCCGTTTCGCGCTCCCCGAAAAGAAGATGGTCACCGACTGCCGGCGCTGCGCTGACGCCGTATGAAGTGGCCGACTCGGCAACTAGCTGGTCGCTTGTCTCGCCCTGGTTTGCCACATTGACGAGCAGCTCGGAACCATCAGAAGAACGAAGCCGCGCGGCGTAATTCGTTGGCGGAACAGAGTTCGGGTTAAAGTAAAACTCTTCGTCCATCGTGGCCGAGACGAACGCGCCGCCCACGTTCGTGACCGCCTTGATGCGTGCGCCGCCATAGCCGACGCCGATGACATCGTGCGACACGCGCACAAGGTCGCCACGGTTGCAGACGATGTGTTCGACGTCTGCCGTGATCGTAAATACTTCAGGCCGAAGGCGATGGCTTGCGATGTGATAGCGCGCATCTCGCCATGCTTGGTCAGCATCGGCAACGCCCCACAACGACAAGTCCATGAACTCGGTCGCAGGTTGCGTGCCGTCGTCTACCCTGATCCAGTCGATCTCGTAAATGTCGTTTCCGGTTGCAGGTCCGCCGTAGGACATATCGAAACGAAGATGTCTGATCGTTTCGCCTGTCCATGTGTCGAAGGAACTCATGTCAAACTCGACTGTGATCCAGTCGCCATTTTTCCAATCAGGTTCGTCCCAAACCAAAGATGCGCCAGCGTCAGAAAAAAACGGATAACTGTTGCCATCCCATAGCGTGTCGTTGCTCCAGAACATCCAGCCGCGCCAGCTTGATGCTGCGCTTCGAGTTTTTCGGATTCGCATACGGACGATCGGATTGTCAGTGCCCGAGAACGTAGTGCCTGCCGCGTTGCTTGCTCCCAGGTAGAAGTATGCTTGGGTTCCGCCGTTGTTTTCGATTCGCATCGAGTGCCCGTTAGTCGTCACGTCGATGCCGCTTGCGGAGTTCCAGAATGCGGTGCCGCCATACGACGGGCTGGTTGTCTGCGAGTCGCTGAAGTCCCAGATCGCGCCGATGTTTCCGGCTTCGCTGTATCCATCGTCATAGACGATGCGCTCGTCTTTCTGATAACCCTTGTCCGGGTTCACGAAGGCGACACGGAGCGCGTGCGGCGAGCGCTTGAATGCCTTGGCACCGCCGAAGCCTGACGAGTTGCGCGGCGAGAAGTGCTGCGTGATCGCAGTGCGCGGCACGTCTTGGACGACTGAATACTTGCCGTCAACGATGTTCAGCGCAGCGCGGCCACCGCCTGCGATGTCGGCGAGCAGCTTGCGCGCTGTCGTCGTGAAGTCCACAACGGCGTCGATGTTTCGCGCAAGCAAGAATTCGCCGCTGATCGGATTCGTGCCGGTGCCTGCAAGATTGCCGGCCCAACCGAGAATGCCAAACCCGTCTATTCTTGAGTCTGCAATTGGTCGCGAGTTCGCCGGACCACGAAGCACCTGGGCAAACAGCCAAGCTGCGTTGCGCGTCGGAAACATCGTGACGTTGTAGGTGCTTGCGTTGCCAGTCGCAGCGCCCCATGTGTTAGTTAATGAATCGAAGATAGGAGCGATGCTTGTGCAGATCGCAGACAAATTATCCAGAACGCCTGACAAGCCTGCGTCGTTTGCGTTGACTTCAATTTCAATCTTTGCAAGGTTCGGAATAGTTGTCTTCAGGTGCGGTTTGATTGTTCGCAATACGGTTATGCGTGCATCAGATACTATTGTGTCGCCTGCGGTTGTTGTTGAGATGCGGGTCACGCGGATTTGATGCGCAACGTCCGGCGTGCTGCCGACGGGCACGGTCCATCTCAAGCCGCGCGTCACTGTTCCGCGTTCTCGCAATCTGATGCTAAATCGGCCTGGCGATATTTGTGTGATGCCGGTGTTATCTCCAAGCCCTCTTGTCGGGGTGCCTATATTATTCCACGAAGTCGAGCCCAGTTCTCGTTGTTCAACTGTGAAAACGACAGTGACTTCCGCAGGTCTTCCAGTTGAATCGGAGAACGCAATCAAACCGCCTACGAATTGAAGATCAAACGAAAGTTCAGCAGGCCCGAGTCCTGAAGTTAGAATTGCAACTTCTGGATTTTCACGGGGCAAGCTCGGCTGAAAGCCACTATCAGCGTCGGATTCATCTCTGAATATTGTTAGTTCGCCGTCATCATCCCAGCCTTGAAGAACGTTGTACTGAATGCCGGGAATGTCATCAATTGACGTTTCACCAATCTTGATGTCAGTGATGTCGAGCGGTCCATACCCGAAGCACATCAACAATCGCAGAATGCTGTCGCTTCCTACCTGTTCGACGAATGGCTTGCCGAGAAGGTCAGGGTAGACACGATATCTTCCTAGCACTGTGCGAATCGGTTTGTACAACCGCACCGAGTTCCGCGTGCCTTGAAGCGCCGCGCTGTCTTGAGATTCGGGAATCGAGCCGACGTACACATCAGGCGGTGGCGCTGCCAACGATTGAATGCCGGTGACGACACCCGACAAGCCGCCGATTAAACCAGCAGCAGAACCTGCCACTGCTCCGAAGCCGCCCGTGCCGGCAGCAAACGCCGACAGCGCCGCGCCGCCCGTAAATACCGCCGCAGCGATCACAAGAACGCTGATGACAATCGACAGCACAGCTTTGCCCGAGTCACCGCCGTGCGGCACGACGCGCACGATGACCTGTGTGCCTGCCTTTGGCTTGACGTGATCGAGCATCCGATCGGGAACGATCTCGCCGTTCAGCACGACCTGAACGCCATAGGCGGCGCTTTCGCGAAAGCCTTGAACTGCGACCATCTCGCGCAGCGTCATGCCGACTGGTGCGGTGCTGTCGATGCGCGTGCCTGCAAACGGGTTGCGCGATGTCGCGACGTTTACTTCAGCCGGTAACACGTCTGCACCCTCCGTTGCCAAGCTGGCGATTGCAGGTTGATGATGTGCGAATCGTTGCCCTGCATCGCGTGCAGCATCTTGCCGTCACCTAGCGCGATGCCGGTGTGACATTCCATGCCTGCGATGCGGCACCAGAACACGTCGAGTTCTTGCGGCGTCTCGACTGCTTCCCATTCCGGCGAAGCGAGCGTGTGCGCCTGCGTGAAGCCTTCGGCATCGACCGGGTTGTTGTATTGCTCGGCAAGCGATGGCAGCTCGACGCCAAGGCGATCGGCATAGACAAGCCGCACCATGCCCCAGCAATCGAGCGCATCGCGTTCGCGTCCGTGCAGCTTGTACGGGATGCCAATGTATTCGTTAGTCCACGACATCAGAACAACCCCGGCGTGTTGCTAGGCGTGTACTCGTGCGCCGGATAGCGTCGGTTGGTCACGTCTTCAAAGGCGAGCTCGCCGGTCACGGTCATCGCATCGTAGGAAGCCGACTCCAGCGTCAGGTAGTACGGACCCGCTTCGACGACATCGGGCGACGAACGAAGCACGACCCACATATTGCAATCGGGCGGCGTGTTGGCTGATCTGATTGCGGCGACGATCGCGCGATCCACGTTGTCGATTGAGACGCGCACGGTGCTGATGTTCTCGCCAGCTTCTTCGGGCAGCTCGATGCCGAAGTAACCGCCGGCAAACGTCACCGCCGTGCTGTGCGTGTCGATGCCATCCACGGTTAGCTTCGTGTCCAGGTTCTCGCTGTCGAGCGCAACGCGAATCGGTTCGCCTGCCGTCGATACTTCGAGCAGCAGCACGAAAACTTCTTCGGTTTCCTGTGCGTACATCGCCGACCGAGCGGCTGATGATACTGAACGGCTCAAGGCAGAAGCTCCAGCCGCAGCGATGCGCGAAATACGTCATAGGCGGTTTGCGTCAGCACAGGCGGCGCAAGGAAGCGGAACGTCACGGCGCTATTGTCACGCGGGTGCGGCAAGCCCGTGATCGACAGCGCGCCGCCGTTAGTGCCTGCAATCGCCGCATCGCTGGCGTTCTCGTAAAACTGAATCAGCCGGGTCGCTTGCGCCTTCGTCATCACGAACTGAAACGAGAACGCTGACGGCGTTGACGTGAAGCGTCGGCGCAGCTTCGCAGGACCGGCATCGGTTTGCGTTCGCACGAGCGAATCGCCTGGCGTTTCGCTCCAGCCATATTGCGCGTCAGTCGGTAGCGTTGCGGGCCAAACAGGCATTAGAGTCCGTGCCTTCCGATTCGGCTGACGCCATAGCTTGAGCGAATCGCCTGATCCACGTCGCCACCGCGTGCGATGTTCTTCGTGACTGCCTTGCCGATCATCACTTCGATGTCGCGACCACCGCCGGGTCCATCCTTTTGCGAAGTGCTTGATTCTTGGCCCGTGTTATTCACGACCGTGACATTGATCGGGCTTACTGCGCCGCCGCCCATTTGCCGCAGTGCGTTGTTGTTGGCGACGAAGCCTGACGTGCTTGGAATGAACAGCTCGGGACCGCGCTCGCCGACGAGCGTTGGACCGCCGATGTGCCCGCCGTTAGCCGCTCCCGGTCCAGTAAATACTGGACCGTATGTTTGACCCGGCGAAAGGTTTGCGCCACCCGTTTCAGGATTGATGCCACCGAATATTGAGCTGAGCGCGCCGAAGCCTTGGGCGACTAACTTGCTAATTCCCATCTGGACGAACTCGCGAAGGAACGATTGCGCGAGAGTCTTGAACGTCAGTTCGCCGTCGAGCAACATCGTTGCCATCGCATCCGAAAAGCCGCGCTCCATGAAGTCAAACAACCCTTTGTAGGCGTCTTCCTGTTCCGCGATATTGTCAACAAGGTCCGACGATTCTTCGTCGCGAATCTTCTTGATCTTCAGCGCCGCAGTTTGCTCAAGATTGATCTTCGCTTCGGTGTAGTCTTCGCCGGCTTGCAGGTTTTCAGACAGCGCAGCCATGTCGGCTGCAAGCTCTTCTTCGATAGCTCGGATGCGTTGCCCGCTGGCTTGCAGGTAGTCGTCGTGCGCGCGCTGTGCCAAGTTGCGCCGCGCTTCGATGCCTTTCAGACGCTTGGCTTCTGCCCTGTCTATTTCTGCCGTTGTCGAGCTTTCACTTGACGGGCTCGCAGCGTTAGCTTCTCGATCTTTCTTTCGGTCTTCGCGTTCTTTCTCGCGGGCTTCAATCAGTTTGTCAATCACTGCGATTTCAGCGCGCACTTCTTCTTCAGTTTCGGTGATGCCGAGATCTTGGAAAAGTCTGCCGCGCAGCTTCTTATCTTCTGCGACGGCTTCAAGTTCAGCGCGAAGTTCTTTCAGGTTAGACAGGCCCAGATTCTCAATGTCTGCGAATGCGCGGTATACGCTGTTCGCCCACGTTGCTAGGTCTGCCATCGTCTCGGCAACTGACAGCAACGCGCCGCCACCGAGATCACTCAGCGCACCGGATAGCTGGCCCTTTGTGACAAGAGCAAGCGCATCGAATGAATCTTGAAGACTGTCAGCGCGCTCGATCACTTCGTCGTCGAGAACAAGACCGAGACGCTGCGCTTCTTCGCGTAAGTCGTCGAAGTTCTCAGCCATGTTGACGATGGCAACGCCTTCGGAATCGAACAGCTTGAAGCCAAGCCTGACGCGCTCCAGCGGGTTTTCAATTTCGGCCAGCGATGTCATCGCATCTGAAAACAGCCGTTCAGTCGAACGCAGGTTGCCGTTGGAATCTTTGAGCTGAATGCCGAGCTGGCGGATTGCGTCTTTGGCTTCGCCTGTACCGTTCGCAGCTTCAGCCGCGCGACGACCAAAGCGCTGGAGTCCCATGTTGAGCGCTTCAATCCGCACGCCGCTTTGACCGGCGGCAAACTGGAACTCTTGCAACGCTGATGCGCTGATGCCGAGCTTCTGCGCCACGTCGCCCAGGTCGTTTGCGGTGCGGATCGCTTGCTTTGCTAGGTTCGCCATCGCGCCCGTGCCGAGCCCGACGACTACCGCAGCAGCAGCAGCGGCGTTGCCTTTAATCTTCTTCAGCGAATTGGCGACAGATTTGAAGTTGGCTTTCATGCCGCGCGACGTTTTCTTCGTCGCCGTTTCGGCTTTGCGAAGATCGGCTTCGAGACGATCGACACGGGCACGGAGCGCAATTTCAATTGATCCGGCTTCAGCCATCTTGTTCCGCTCCTTCCATCGTCATCGCCACGCGCTCGGCAAAGGCTTCGTGTTCTGCTTGTCGCTGTTCGGCTTCGTCGCCTTCAAGCGCTCGACCGGGTTTTGCTTTGTTCATCCAGCGGTCGAAGCTCGGGATGTCCTTTGCCCGAGACAGCACCGCAGTCCAGTAGGATTGTGCCTTTGCTAGTTCGATATCTTCTTCCCGAGTGGCGAAGTGTTCGCGCATGAAGCCATTGAACTCAGCAGGCGTTGTGAGCCAGAAGGCGTCACGATTCCAGCCGAGACGAACGACAGCGAAACGCTCACCGGCTACGAAGTCCCAGTCTGTGCGTTCTGAAAATCCACTTCGTCGTCATTGCTTCCCCCATCATCGAGATCGGGTTCAGGCTGTCCCCATAGCGCTAGGTTGATGCCTTCGATTGCCGCGTTATAGGTCGGCATCATCGGATAGAACCATCCCAAAGGCGACCAGCCCAGACCAAAGCCGACAGCGTGTCAGCGTCGAGCGTCATCACGGCACCCGGAACGCCAGCAAGACCTTCCAGGCCGAGTTCATCAATCAACCGCGCAAGCGCGCCTTGATCGAAGCGAAGGAACTTGTCTTCACCGTCGATCAAGACGCGCACGCGTCCACGCATTTGGTCAGCCGTCAAACTCAAGTGACGTTGCCGGATGCTTGCAGCGAGATGCTGATCTCGGCAGGTCCGTGTGCTGGAGCGTCGAGACTCATGTTCGACACATAAGCGCTGGCCGTCTTATGCGCCGCTCCAGTTGAGTTCGCCGCGTCAGACCAGACCATTGTGACAGCAGTGCCGGCTTCGTATGCCGTCACCAGCGCCCCATATGCGGTGTCGCCCGTGACGTAGAACGCACTCGCTTCGACGTTCATCGTTCGCTTGCCAGGAAGGAAGCTCGCGTCGTCGTCTGCCTTTGTTGATACGTCAAGCATCTCGGCGCTTCGCGTGATCGTCGCGCCTTTTTGCGATCCGATCAGGTCAGAACCGATCAGAATGCCGATCTCGTTTCCATCAATTGCCATCTTTTCTTTCCTTCCGCGTTAGCGGTCGAGAGTGATTCTCGCCGTAAGCACTCGACCGTGAAGTTCATCCACGTCGTTGATTGACGGGCCACTCATTTGCAGCCCGCACATGTTCCAGTTCGGCACGTCAAAGTGGACGCGCAGCTTCTCGCGGATGTATTCCGCAATGGTCTCGATGTCGGCAACGCCACCGTCGTCGTCGTCATAGATCGCAATGTCCTGCTGGATCTCGCGCACGACGCGACCTTTGGTGCCTAGCGTCTCGTCGCTGATTGACTGCGTGACGATGAATGG